ATTGTTAATTCGGTACACGATTCTGTGGTGGTTGATATACACCCTGATGAGATAACACAGGTGTTATACCTCATCAAACTGCTCAACAGTAGTCTCCAATCTATTGTTGAGAAACAGTTTAACATCGAGTTCAATGTACCATTATTACTTGAAGCAAAAATAGGTGATAATTGGCTTGACACTAAAGACGTTAGCTGATATAACTATACAACATTTGACTCACAGAAAGGAGCAATACATATGGATAATAATTTAGTAACGATTGATACAAATAACTACGAAGCTATGGCTAAAGCAATGGGTATAGCAGGTGAAGGTACTAAGTCTTCAGATACTAAGAAGACTCAACAGCTACCACGTTTCAGAATAAACCATTCAGCAATCATGGGTGAGACCAAGATGAATGGCAAGAATGTAAACGTAGAGGTAGTTGAAGGTGGTACTTATAAACTTGAGATACCTGATGGCGATACTTACTACAGTAAGACTGCTAAGATAAGACCTTTCATGCAAAGGTATATGTATAAGAGGTTCGTTAAGAATATGAACGCAAAGATGGGTGAGCCTATGGGCATCTATCATAAGACTGTTATGGCAGATTCACTTAACCTAGATTTAAAAGATAATCAAGGTGGGTTTAACTGTGGTAAACCAGCAGGTTATATTCAAGACTTCAAAGCATTACCTGAGAAGACTCAAGACTTAATCAAGCAGATTAAAAGAGTACGTGTTATCTTTGGTATGGTTGATTTACTTGACCCATGTAATGCCAAAGGTGAGAAGATAGCCTTTGAATCTACACCATTCATATGGGAGATAGATAATAGAGATGCTTTCAAAACTGTTGGTCAACCTTTTACTAAGTTGGCACAGTTGAAGAGACTTCCTGTCCAGCATAGTATTGCACTAGAAACCGAAGAACGTAAGTTACCTAATGGTAATGTGTTCTACTTACCTGTATCTACACTAGATGTAGCCAACAAGATTGACTTGTCTGATGAAGACCAAGTTATCTTTGGAGATTTCATGTCATGGATACAAAACTATAATCAGTATATAGTTAGTGAGTGGGATGCCAACGTAGGTGGTAATTCAGATGCAGACATGAAAGATATAGTTGAAGACTTTATCGAAGTGGATGCCAACTAATGAATCACCGTGCTGAATTGGCGATACATAAGTTGCTAGAAGATATACTTGCATCTAAGAAGCAGATGTCGATAGAGACTATTGAAGGTGTAGCATCTGATATAAAGGAAGCTATGGTTCGTCAGTTCGGAACAAAGAATGATAGGAAGGATTTTAAATTACGTATGTCTAACATAGGTAAGCCTTCTTGTCAGCTTTGGTTTGACAAGAACCACCCTGAGAAAGCATTACCAAAAGGTAATAGTTTCTTAATGACAATGATGATTGGTGATGTAGTTGAAGCTATCTTCAAAGGTTTATTGAAGGAAGCTAAGATTGAATACCAAGATAGTGAAGAGGTTACATTGGAACTAAAGAATGGTGTCAATGTAAAAGGAACTTATGACCTTGTGCTTGATGACTGTGTTGACGATATAAAGTCTGCATCAGATTGGTCATATAGGAATAAGTTTGCTTCATTTGAATCGGTAGCTAGTGGTGATAGCTTTGGTTATGTAGGTCAACTCGTTGGGTATGCGAAAGCGAGTGGTAAAAACATAGGTGGCTGGTGGGTAGTGAACAAGTCTAATGGACAGTTCAAATACGTATCAGCAGGAAGTGCAGATACAACTTACGTCTTAGATAACATCGAGAAGACTGTTAAACAAGCCAATGCTAAAGAGTTAGTTAGGTGCTTTGAGCCTGAAGAAGAAACCTTTAGAGGTAAAGCTACAGGTAATCTTGTTCTTAATAAGAACTGCACCTTTTGTGACTTCAGATATAGTTGTTGGGATACTCTACAAGAGTTACCTGCACAGAAGTCATTAGCAAAAGAACCTAAGATGGTTCAATATATTA